GGTTTATCTTCATAGAGTCTTACAATTTTTTCAAGCAAAAAGACTTTATCTTCAAGATTTTGAAACTTTAAATCGTTTATATCTTCTCTCAAAGATTGATTAGTAGTTTCAAAGTTAACCATATCTTCTTTTAAAGATTGGTAATTGCCTTTCTCTCTAATTAAATCTTTTTTTACTGACTCAAGCTCATATGCTAAAGTTAATGCTTTTACTTTAGAATTTGACAACTTGTTTTGCAAAATTGCATATTTTCTTTTAGTTATTTTTTCACTTGGTTTCATTTTTCCTCCTTAATTTAAAACCTGGTGGTTTCTGCCTTCCATACATTTTCTATAAATATCTGTGTACTGAGTCTCAGCTCTTGGACTCAATATCCAAAAATTTATATTACCAAAAAATGTGGTGTTGTTATCTGCAAGTTTTTCACAAAGTATTAAGTCATTTGATATTTCACTTGCATTGCTTAACTCAAACTTAGAACGGCCCTTTGTATCAACTAAGGGTGTATAGCTTGAGCAACTTTGAAGTAGGGTCACAAAGATCCCTATTACTATTATCCTTTTTAACATTTTTCCTCTCTTTTTAGTTTATGTCATTACTTTTACGTCAAACAATTTCAAAGCCTGGACTTTTTTCTTTTCTTTAAGTTCCTTTAGCTTTTCCTCAGTATTTTTAATCTGTGCTATGATTTTAAAATACTTTTTATTTTGTTTGAGGTTTTTGGTAGTGTTTAATATCATAAACCCTCGCTTTGTTTTTGTTAACAACTTCATTTAAAGTTGTATTTGGCCCATATGAACCAAATTTTTTTTTAAAGTATTTAGGCCAGTCTTTAGCCTTGCCTTTAAATATTGATACAATCATATGCCATCCTTATGGTGATCAAAACTTGAAAATGCATTAACAAGAATAGCAAATTGTTTATCATTTAATTTTGATATATCTTTTGCAAATTCTTTAAGTGATGGATCTTTTTCCATATCTTTTACGACTTTTTCTTGAACTTTAAGAATTTCTTCATCTACAAGTTCTTTTGCTTCTGTTAAAGTCTCTCCTACAAAACAATACTCTGATTTGTAATATACAGGAAATCCACCCATAGGACTTTCTTCTATTTCATAACCCTTATAGATCATAATCTACTCCTTTTTTTGTTAGTTGTTTATTATCCATAACCGACTCATATCGCAGTTGAATCATAAAAGCAAGGGTTCAGTTGTATAAAAAGTGGATAAATTAGTTAGGTTTTATGCGGTTTTTAGGCCATATATACAAATTAAAGTTGTATAAAGCTCTATTTAATTGAAAAAAAGAAAAATATTGTTAAAAGAATCTAAAAGGGATATTAGTGAGTCGAAGGAAACTTTTTAGTTAGTTTTTTCATTATTATCCTTGAACTAATGTGGGCCTTGCCTCTTAAGGCCCACGAGAAAGGATAAAATGATAAAAGTAGAAGTGACTAAAATATGGCTTGGAAAGGTATCTGTTAGAGATTATGTCTACAAAAAGGCACTTAGAACCAAGCAATCTTTAGGTATAACGCATGGTAAGGAGTTTATGATAATTCCTTATGAGAATCTAAAAAAGGCCAAGCAATATACTGAGACCATAATACAATCAAAATTTAACTCTAAACAAAAATATAGACTAGTAGATTTCGATTGGAAGCCTTATAAGGAAGATAATCCGACTCAAGGTAAACTATGGCAAAATACAAAACCAAATCTGAACGAGACTACATGAGCAGAGTTGCTTCGATTGGTTGCATTTGTTGTGGCCAACCAGCAGAATTGCATCATCCAAGAAAACATACAGGCTTAGGTTTGCGAAGTTCTAACTTTGATGTAATTCCACTTTGCCCATCGCACCATCGTCTTGGTAAAGTATCAATCCATTTAGGTAAGGCCCAATTTGAACACAAGTTTGGTACTGAAAAAGAATTACTTAAAAAAGTTAAAAAGGCTTTAGTTGAAAAACAAAAGATGGAAGATTTTTTTTCGGATCTAGCAAACAACACACCCAACTCAGGACAATTCGATGAGCTATAGATCAGGATATTTTTTAGCTTTCAGGTCTATATGGAATCATCCAGCTTTTAAAAACCATATTGAACGTGGAGTTTGGTTGTACATGGTTTCAAATGCAAGTCATAAAGATAAGGAGCTAAAGTTTATGGAAAATCCTGTATTTGTAAAACGTGGAGAGTTAATTTTTCCAATTAGAAAAAATGCTAAAATATGGAAGATGGCTTATTCATCTATGAGGTCTTTCATCTTAAGGTTGAAACGTAAGAAGATGATTGACGTAAGAGTAGCCACTACAAAACCTGATCATAACCACCCTTATAAATCTGTTTCGATTATTTCAATAGTAA